TATAGTACATATTTGGATGATTTTGGCAAGACCGGAAGGTACGCAGGAAATGCTGCTAGACAGATGATGGGCGGCGGCAAAATGATCGGAATGGCTGGACAATACCTTAGATCTGGTGGATCAAGAGCCGTTGCTGCCAAGTTTGCTGGAATGGGAGCCCTTAAAACAGTTGGAGCAGCGCTACCAGGATTGAATGTTTTGGCAACTGCATCTTTAATATATGATGTCACTAAAGGAATTGGAAAGATTGCAGTTGCAGGGCAGAACTTTGCAAAAGATGCTGTTAAATCAATGCAAGGATCAATAAATAAACCAATTTTCGGAGCCGGATTCGTTGACAATGAAGTATCTGCTTCTTCAAGAGCTAGAGGAGTTATGGCCATACAGAACTCAAGACTAAATGCTAGAAGTCTTCTTGGTTCAGAAGCTGCTATGATGGCAGCACACTTTGGATAAAATATCATGAGTAATATACTGCAAAATAAAACCAAAAAGTTTAGACAAGATCTTGAAAAACTTGATAGAGAAGATCTTATAGAAATACTCAGGGATCAAGACCCAGAGATTGTAAAACAAATTAATAGAATTGAATGGGTCTTTAAAAATAAACTCAACCACCTTTCTTGGGCAAATGGAGAGCCAATAACAGAAAGGCCGATCAATAATAAAGAGCTCTCTCTATTAGTTGATGAGCCTTTTGAGATAGATAACCTTTTGCTAGACATGGGAATATCTGCTGAGCAGCAGAGGCAAATACATATAGCCAAAGATCCCTGCATATGGGCTAAGAACTTTCTTGGAGCTGAGACGAGGGTTTATCAAACTCTAATTCTTAGAGATCCAAGTTTAAGAAAGGTTTTGAGAGCCGGTCGTCGTCTAGGAAAAACCTTCTCAATGGCAATCTATCTTCTGCATTACAGCTATACGCACAAAGATGGAAGAAGTCTTGTTATTGCTCCAATGAAGTCTCACGTTGAACTCATTTATCAAGAAATCATAAGACTTGCTTCAAAGAATGAAGTTGTCTCTAATTCAATAATTAGAAAAGTTACAAGCCCACAATTCATGATTCAATTCTCTAATGGATCGACAATTAGATTCTTTACCTCTGGAATGAGAAGTGGCGGCAAGTCTGACGTTGCCCGTGGTCAGGAAGCACATGTGATTGTTCTAGACGAAATGGACTACATGCATGCAGATGACCTAGACGCACTCTACGCCATGTTGCAGAAAACCGCAGAAGATCAACCAGACAAAGTTCTTATTGGGGCATCTACTCCAACTGGAAGAAGAGAAAGATTCTGGGAATGGTGCAGATCAGATAGATTCAAAGAATTCTGGTTTCCATCCTATGCAAACCCATTTTTCTCAAAAGAACAAGAAGATGAATTCAGGGAACAATACTCAGAAATTGGCTATAGGCATGAAATTGAAGCTGATTGGGGCGAAGACGCAGAAGGTGTCTACCCAAGAAAGTTTGTTGACAAAGCTTTCATTGAACCAGGTTGGGATTATATACCAGAAGTAAGTTCAGCAAGAAACTTCTATACAATTGGAGTTGACTGGGACAAGTACGGAGCTGGAACAAACATAGTTGTAGTTGAAGCCTGTGCCGATTCATATGAAGACGAAAGATTCAGAAGCAAAGTAAGACTCTGCTATAGAGAAGAAATTCAAAAGTCAGAATACACTTTGACAAAAGCCGTTCAAAGAATAATTGAATTAAATTCCATTTTTCAACCAAAGCACATTTATGTTGACAGAGGATATGGCGAAGTTCAGGTCGAGCTGCTGCACAAACATGGAGTTGAAAACGCCGCAACTGGATTAAGGGAAAAAGTCAAAGGTGTGAGCTTCAGTGAAACAATAGATATCAGAGATCCATACACAAAGCAAATTGTCAAAAAAGAAATAAAACCATACATGGTAGACAACTTGAGGCAATACCTGGAAAGAGAAACTCTCTGCATTTCCGAAAGAGATACAGAAATGTACATGCAGTTGATCTCATATGTAGTCATGAGAACAACCCAAACTGGAAGGCCAGTATTTGAAGCAGGTGGATCTGCTGTCGACCACGCCCATGATGCTCTCATGCTAGCTCTGCTGGCAATAACAGAAAATTACAGCGATCTACACAGGGCTAGATTTGCCAATAACACTGAATCATTTTCAAATACATTTTTCATGCCCAGTTCCAAAAAAAATGATGATGATGAAGATAAAAATAATAAACCAATAGTTTCTAGAGCTGATAAACTACAACCAAACAAATTTGGATATGGAAGATCTTTCAGAAAAAGATCAAATGCCCCCATAAAAAGAAGGACATTTTAAATTATGGCAACTTATGGAATAGGTCAACCAAATTCTGTCGAAAAGATATTTTCTGATTCTATTGATGATTCTTCAAGTTTTTCATCGATTGGTGACAGAATAAATAACGCAGAAAGAACTGGAAAGACCACTTCATTTTCCAGTTATGTAACAGAGCATTCTCAAACTCCCATATCAGAGGTTAGGTCAAACGCCTACTTTGCTGAAAATATAATAAATGAACTTTTAAATGAAATAAACAATAATCTTAGCAAAGTAAACATAAATATTTATTCAAACGTAAATCTTGAAGCTGGACACAAAGCAGTTTGGAAAGATGCTCTTAAGCATCATGAAAAAGCAAAAGAACTTCCAGTCCCCGACTATGCAACATATGAAGAGTATCAATACGCATCGCAGCACCAGTGCAGGTCATGCAGAGATTTTGTTAAAAATTATGAATTGACTATAAGCCATACTACATTTGGATATTTAGTAGAAATAAAAAAACTTTTGCAGTTCATTCTAAATGAAGTAATAATGGTAAAAAACATAGTCATACACCATTTTAGCGATTCATATAAAGATGAATTTGAAGCAGAAATAGCAAAACATTTGATGAACTGGGTAAAAGCCGTTTCACATTATGTAAAGCAATTGGCTAGTGAGATAACTACTCCTCCAATTAGCATTCCCGCATCAGAAATAGAATCATTAAATGAAGCTCATGCAGCAAGATTTCAGTCATTCTTTGCCTTAAAGATTAACTCTTATACATCAGAAATACAGACAATAACTAATCTTATAAAAAGAGACTCTGTAGATATAGCTGAAAGCTTCTATTCAAACTATCTTCTTCCCGCACTTAAATTTAAGTCTTCGGTAATAGAGCCACTTTCTTTGGATTTTTCAACTTCTGATTTGATTAGAAATAATCCCACTCTTGCCGGAGAACTAGTAATTGCTCAGAACGCCGTTTCTGGAAATCTTGGATCTGTCATAACTGATTATGTGGAAAGAAGAATACAGTTCTCATCTAGAATGGATGGACTTCTCCAGCTTATCAAAATGAAGAGAAGATATGTAAATTATATTCTTAATATGGAGCCAATGGCCATTAAGAGAACAAACGTCATTGCACAAACATCTGATGAAAACATAGAAACATATAAAGACATATTTACGTCGATAGCAGTAGATTCCGAGAATAGAAACAATCTTAGATCATTTCACTCCCAGCTTGATGGGCTTGACGAAGACGCTCACCCACAGTATTTGAGAAGAGATGGTGGAACTATAACTGGATCTATAACCATGGCTCCAGGAGCAACGATTGGTGGGATAGCAATTGCAGAGCATACACATTCTGGAATTGATGGATCTGCTCCAATAAGCGCAACTTCAATTGACTATGAATCAGGAAGAGAGAATTATTTTTTATCGGATAATAACCTTCCTTATTCAAATCTAAAACTTACAAACCTGCAGCAAAATATTTTAATTGGAGGAAATGTAAACTACGATGCCACATTTGAGATTGAGATACAAGATGATAAGATAAACTCTTACGAGTTTGAGATACTCTACAACGAGGTTTAATTGTGTCTTGGTTCACTTTTCTAAAAGCAACAGATTCAGCTACTCCAGAACTAGCAACTGAATACTCTCCAGTAAGAAGGAAAATGGTTTTTCCTAATGTAACAGACAATTTAAAGATTGGCGACTGGATACATGTAAACATATCTGACTATGATATTGGTAGACTTTTTTATTATGAAAATGGTCTGATAAAAGACAAAGTTGACCAAGACTCTTATATTGTTGTATATGAAAACAATGATGAATATATTCCAACTTATTCAATAATTTTAGGTGGAGAAAGTGAAAATGAGTATGACAAAAACCTTTGGTTTAAGTCAGTCACTGATGTAACTGCCGGAAATCAACCAGATGGAAACTATTATATTTACTATCACAAAGACAATATCCAGTATATAGAGCTTTCTTCATCATCGTATGTTTCTACTACTCCACCATCTGGCTCAAACTACATGGCAATTGAGTCAGGGGAATCTACCAATTCACTGAGCTTCTACTCTCATCAGGTTTTAGCAGGATCAACAAACACTAGAAAAGCTTCAGTTGCATATTTAGGTGACCCTGAGACTTGGTTCAGCCAATCATCTTCTGCTCCAGGAGCAAAAGCAATAGGATCTTTTTCTGGACCAGTATTCAAATTATTTACTAAAGTCGGACCAGATTTTGGAAAAATAAAAATAAAAGTGATCAAGACATCTGCTACTGGAAGTGGTCAACAAGTTGTATCTCAGTCAAATGAAATAGATCTTTATTCATCAGTTCTAAAAAGTGAAGAAAATGTATTCTCTTTCGATGTAAGAACGCTAAATCTCTTTAGCACTTATGATGAGATCTATGGAGATTTTATTTTCGAATTAGAGATTCTAGATGAAAAAAATCAATCCTCATCTGGAAATAAATTGACGATAGAGAAATATTCTTTTTCAAAGAATTATTTTATTCAGCTTGAAGATGAAGAAATAAAACCAGATATAGCATTTAAATCAATAGGTGGACTTAAGTAATGGCTAAAATAATAAAGAAGATAAGCGGATTAAAGCCGCAACAAAACTATGTATTTACGCTCAAGGCTAAGAATAGCGAAGTATCTGCTGTTGATCCACCATATGACTCAATAAGAGTCCTTACTCCACGGAAAAACAGATGTTACTGGACTGCCATCAGCAATAGATAATAATACTTTTACAATAGTTGGAAACTATAAGTCAGTGATGTTCTCCTTTGAGCCAACTGTTGATCTAGATGTTTCTGAATATGAGTATGAACTTTACGAAGATGCACTAGGTGCTGTAAAAATTTCGTCTGGAAAGTCTGGATCAAGCGTATTTACGATAGATGTTGAGACGAATTCATCGTCTCTTGACGACGCAGAATCATCTGTTGTTCCAGTAACCTATTATGGAAGAATAAGACCAATAGACACATCTGGAAATGCTGGTCCCTGGACTCCAAGTTCCGGCCTGAAAGAGTCAAGCGCCACTGCACTAATAGATGGCTCTCATGTTATGTCACTAACTGCAGCAAAGATAACTGCTGGAACAATAAATGCCCATGAAATAATACTAAAGCAGCAAGGAATACAGACAGTAATTGCTGCTCCCGCAAATATGGC